GCTCAAGCGCATCGGCTTGCCGGCCAGAGTGGCGCGCTTGACGCGGATCACGCTGCCGTGCAGGTCGTAGGTGCTGGTGCCAGCCACCAGGGTGATTTCGCAGCAGTCGGCGGTGGTGCTGTCCTCAATGAGAAAAGCGCGCTCGGCTGCGTCGTTGGCCGACTCATTGAGGTAGCCGACGATTTCCTCGTCCGACCACAGGTAGGCTTCCTCTGTGTCGCCAGTCTCCTGGCGGAACAGCGCAATGAAGTCGGCCACGTTCATGTCAGTCGTCCTCGCCTTCGCTCAGGGCGGCGGCAGACACTTCGGCCCACACGGCATCGACCTCGGAGCGCGAAGCCTGGAAACCCAGCTTGGCGTTGACGGCGCGCAGGTCGGGCTTGCCGTCCTTGTTGAAGTCGCCTTCGTTGTCGCCGTCCAGCATCGCCTTGAGCGTGCTTTCGATGCGCGCGGCGCGGTCGAACTGGGGTGCCTCGGACTTGGCATCCAGCATCAGGGCCTGCTCGGGCGACATCGTGGCGGGGATGGCGCCTTTGGCGACGGCTTCGCGGTGAAACATGGGCTCCAGCTCCACGCCTTCGGCAGTGACCAGGGCCGTATGGCCAGTCACCAGGGAAACGTGAATCGGTTCTTCGGTCGGGCTGCGGAATTTCATGATTTTTGTCCTCAAAAAACCCGGTGGGGATCAAGCCACCGGGGGTTAAAAGGGCCAGTGACGGCCCACCACAGGAGAACAGTGGGGATCAGCCTTGGCTGAAGGCGGCGCGGCCGATGCGGTAGTAGGTGACTTCCAGACGCACCTTGCCGGTGGTCGGTGTGCCGCCACCAGACACCCAGCGCACGGTCAGCTTGTTGGTGGTGGCAGTGGTCACAAATCCGGTGGGCACCAGGGGCACCCGGGCGCCCAGAGCGCGGATGTTGCCGTCGTTGAGGTACCGGTTTTGCGAGCCGGCATCGCCCACATCCAACACGTCCGACGTGGTGGAGTTCCATGCTTCGGTAGTGACGGCAGCGCCATCCACGATCACGGCGCCAATGGGGAGGTCCATCGCCTCCACATCGACACCAGTGGCGACATCGGCCAAATTGATGTCCACGTAGGCCTGGATCAGCTCCTGGCGGTTGGGGTTCTTGGTGATTGCCATTTGAGTGCTCCTTACAGCATCAGGGGAGGGGAAAGGGGTGATGTGTCAGGGGAGGCGCGAGGCCTCCACTTGTGCGACTTACTGCAGGTAGTGGTCGCAGGTGACGATGCCGAAGTCCTCGGTCGATCCGTCGTAGATCGAGTAGAACTTGGGCTTGAGCAGGCCCATCATCTTGTCGATGTTGATGCCCTGCTGGCTGTCGTACTGGAACAGCTTTTCCGTCCATTCCGGCGCGCCCAGGTCGGCCATGCCCAGTGCTTGCGCGCCGCACAGCATGGTGCGGGTGCCGTTGACCAGGCCACCAGAACCCCACTTCGAACCCGAAGCGGCACCCTTGGTGTTGTAGACCAGGTTGTGCTCATGGATCACAGCACCGTCCACGGTCACAGTCGCACCGGTGAACCACGGGCTGTCCAGGCCGGCCTTGGTGGCCACTGCCACGACGGCGCGCTGGTAGTCCGGGTCTTTCTTCAGCGCGGCCAGGGTCTGCGGGTGCACGAACAGCACGTAGTAGTCCTTGCCACCGGACTTCAACGGCTTGATGTAGTGCTCCTTCGCGTAGGCGATCAGGTCCACGATCATCGTGTACTTGGGCACGAAGGCGGTGGTGATGTTGCCAGTCACCGAAGCGGCCAGGCTGGCGCCATCGAACATCAGAGCGCGCTTGGAGGTCGGGGCCGACACGTCAGCAGCGAACGCCAGGTTGGGGAAGGGCGAACCGACGCGGGCGGCGCCGTTGTTCTTGAAGGCGTAGCTCACGCCAGCCATGGTCAAGAACGCCAGTTGGTCGCAGCGGTTGGCCAGCCAGAAGGCCAGGCGGTCCTTGCCCATCGCGCGGAAGTTGATGACCGTTTTCTGGTCGGCCAGCTTGCCCTTGTTGCGCACCGAGTGGGTCAGCAGGTCGATGGTGATTTCCTGGCTGTACGACTGCATGGCTTCTTCGTTGCCTTCGCGTTCGTTGTCGCCAATCACGCCGTCCTCGACCAGATCAGCGACGAGGTGCATCAGCACTTTCTCGCCCTTCTCGGTCTTGGTCAGCTCGGTGATGCGCTGGATCAGCGCGTTCTGGCCGGTGCCGATGAAGTTCTTGATGAACATCTGGTCGCGTGCGGCGGACCACACATCGCGGGACCAGACAATCTTTTGCTTGGGCGTCAGAGCCGCAAAATTGGTAAGCATTCCATGCTCCTTGAATGAAAGACAAAACGGGGTTCAGGCGTTTCGCTGCCAAAGCGGAGACATGGCTGGTGAGGCGGCCAAGGGCGCCGTGCGTTTACCGCCTGCACGGGGCGAGGTCCATCCGTTGGTGAATCACCAGGGGTCAGCAGGTGGATGAATCCCGCTGCCCCGGTCGGCGTTGACGGCTTAGAAGATGTCGCCGCGAGCCTTGGCCTTCTCGGCTTCGCTCAGGGCGTCAAACTGCTCGTCCGTCAGGGTTGCAACATCCAGCGTTCCCGCCGTTGCCCGGTTGCCGATACCGGCTTGCACCACGGGAGGCTGCGCTTCTGCTGCCTTGGCCCCGCGTGCAATTGCATTTGCAGTACGAGTGTCAACTGGTGTTTTCACGCCATCAACTTTAGGTGGGGTCAAGTCGCTTTCGTCGGGCGCAAATTTGGGCGCGATCTTGTCCACTGCGAGTTGCAGGGCCTTGGCCGGGCTCATGCCACGCGCGATGTTGGCGTCACGGCTGGCTTTGATGAGGTCCAGGGCGTCGGCGCCATCAGGCGTATTCAGGTAAGGCCATGCCTCCACCGCCTTGTCGGCCACGGTCTGCAGGTCCACGCGCGCGGCGGCCTCCTTCTGGATGGCAATGGCCTGCTGTGCAGCCTCGGCGGCCACATGGCGGTTGATCTGGCTGCGCAGCTTCGTTGCCTCGGCGGTTTCGCCCTCCATCAGCAGCTCGATGTATTTCTGCTCGGCCGCGTCCACATCGAACTCGGGCGCAGCCGGTGCCGCAGGCGTTGGCGCGGGCGATGTGGTGGGCTGCTGCTGCATCTTGTAGGCCTGCAGTTCGCGCTCCAGCGCCTCGGCACGGGCCTCGGCCTCCTTTCGGGCCTCGTTGACCTCGTTGAAGCGGGCCTTGGGGATGCCGGCTGACGGCTTGCCGCTGGTGGCCTCGTCGGGCTCATCTTCGGTGGTGGCGGCCGGCGCGGGTGCGGGCGTTGGGCTGTCTTCACCCGACACGTTGGCCAGGTTCTCGGCGGTCAGTTCAGGGTCAACAACGTCGCCACGGTCCTCGTCGGCGCCAGGCGCATCGAAATCGCTGCTGCCGTTGGGGTTGGCCGCGTCGATCACCTCGCCACCCAGGTCATCGCCGTCACCATCGACGGGGCGGCGCAGGACGTTGAAGGCAGAGAGGCGGCGTTGCAGTTGCTTGATGTTCATGGTCTAGGCTCCTGTGGTTTTGGTGGTTCAGACTCGGGCTTGTTCGCGGGCAATGGCATGCACCACGCCACGGAAAATGAAGTCCTTGAGCTTCTGCTCTTGCGGCAGGTCGGTGAAAGGCACCAGGCAGGGGTGCTCCTTCTTGATGGGGTCTTTGACGCGGCCATAGGTCCAGCCTTCGGCCAGCTTGTGCTTCATCCACGACTCGTGGCTGGCGGCAGCACCGGCGTCCGGGTTCTCCAGGTGCAACTTGACGCCCAGCACGGCGCTTTCCTGCTGCCAGCGGGGCGCCTTCTCCCATGTGGTCTGGGTCTTGTCGCCCAGGCCCTCGCAATAGGCTGCGTTGACCTCGTGGGCCACCCGGGCGATGGCCAGCACCAGGGGATCAGCCTGGATGGGCTCGTCGGGCACTTGGGCGGACAGAGCCACGGCGTTGGCCGCGTTGGCGATGGGGTTGAGTTTCGTGTTTGCCATTGGCTTCTTCTCCTGTGGTGGTGGGAATCGTTGTTCTGTCAGCGCTTGGGCTTGGCGCTCGATGCGACAGCCTGCAGCTCGTCCAACTTCTCGCGCGCCTTCTTCTGGGCGGCTTTGAGGCGGGCCGGGTCGCGCTTGATTTCCTCGGCGCGGGCCAGGGTCCGCATGTCTTCTTCGGCTCGCCAGTCGCGCTCGTGGCTGCTGATAGCTTGGGCTGCTTTCATGGGTGGCTCCTTTGGGGTTAAGAATCGGCGGCGGCTGTCTCAATCCCTGCTGTCATTCCCTCGGCCGCACTCATGGGCTGCTCGGGGTTGAGCGGGGTCAGCGGGTTGGTGTTGGTGGGCATGTCCAGGCCAGGCATGGCCCCGGCAGGCGCCTCGGGCACGATTGGCGCGGCGTCCTTGTCCACGTAGCCGGCAGACCGCAGCAGCGAGTCGGCCAGGCCTGCGGTG